CAATTATGAGATATTATATTTGATTTAGTTATAGCATAACAATTTACATCTTCTACATACATATTATAAACTGTTGCTTTTCCTGTTTTCTTTACTGATTTTACTTTTATGGCAGAATCAAGAGTTAGTATCTCATCATTTTGTGTTAAATTTTCAACCTTAACCCAACCTCTCTTTGTCAATAGTGGGTGATTGCCAGTCAATTTTATAACTTCACCATTTTCCAATTCAAGTTCATATATTTCAGTGTCAGCACATGTCATTTGAACATTACTATATTTCTTTATACACTTCTCACCAGTATTGGGATCAATGGTGTTTACACATCCCTCTATACCAACCAACTCTTGTATTTTCTTATAGCCTTCTGTCGTATTTATTAAGGTTTCCCCACTTAGGCAAGCATGATCTGTGTCATTCTTTAATGGTCTATCTATGCCCTTCATCTGAGCCTTCTCGTCCCACACATAACTATATATGCTTGCTATGGTTTCTTCACACTCATCTGAAACTATCAATCTTCTTTCTCCCATTAAAGATGAGACTACTCTTATACCATCCATAACAGAATTATCCCCATTTTTTGTGCGCATATGATAGCGCCTTAATGACAACTTAAAACTTGCAGCTGACGGGTCAATGATTATTGGTATCTCCCGATATGTCTTTCCTGTCAACTCATAATGGTCTCCTATAAATTTTCTCATATCCTCTGTATACTCTAAATCTGTTTTTTGAACATCTGCTGTGCCTTGTTCCTCTGTCTCCCTCCTACCACTATAATAGTATTCTTTACATACATATATTACCCCATCATATGTTTTACCCATTAGGAGAAATACAGTTGCATTTTGAGTACCATAGTCCACTCCAATACACCATTGAGCTATTTCATCATATGGTATTTCATTTGCAGGACATATATTTTCTGTTTTATGAAACATTGTATATATAATTCCGTCCGCAACTACCCAGCGCCCCCTCACAAATCTTTCATAGAAAACACCACTATACATTTTTTCATAGCGGTCTCTTACTGCTTGTGAAAGAGATAAATTATCTTCCATTGTAAAATGAAGATATAGCCCATCATTATCTTCAAGATTTTTTAATACATCTTTATAAAACCAGTGATATGGGCTATTTGGGTTACAACTTACAAAACATTTTGCTCCATGTACTGAAAGACGTGAGGTTGCTTGTAAATAAAAAGATTGTGGCATTAGCACTACTTCGTCTAATAGCAACCCTGCCAATGTTATCAACTTATTATCCTAAAGGCTTTTTATCCTCTAGCTCTAACAATAACGACTTCTTGTTAGTTTAGCTTATATTTTCACCATATCAATTTCTGACTTAGGTGTCAATCACTCGTGGAGATATTTTATTCTCTTAAAAAGGTTCAATCTCTAAGCGTTACGGTGCTAGAAACTCTTTAGTTTTTCTAGTTACCTCGGTATTAACTTATTTAAGATATTTTGGAACTCTTGTCAACATATCTTCAACACTCCACTTTCTTTTATATCTATTCATAAGTGTTGTGTACGTCCAACCTAATTTATCAGCCCATTGTGAGATAGTATGTGTTTCACCATTATATGTTATCAAAATGTTATTAGATTTATTATTAGCTTGTTCTTTCTTAGTTACCCACCTACAATTTGATGGTTCATAGTTACCATTATTATCTATCCTGTCAATAGACAACTCATCAGAATAACCATTTGAATAAGCCCAATCTCTAAAGGATGTATAGTCCTCTAACCACTCATTACAAACTTTTATCCCTCTTTTATAATGATTACTATTTTTATCATAATAACATCTTTCTTTCATTTTCATATATATTTTATATATTCTCTTTTTACTATCTCCATGTGTTGCAACACCACCATGATAACTACTCCCAGTGTGCGCAACATTATTCATACAACCACAGGATTTTCTACCACGCATAAGAGAATTTCTTGTAACTTTTATCTCTTTACCACAAATACATCTACACTTCCAATAATATTGTGTGCATAGTCCTTGTTTCTCTTTATGGCTAAATCCTGTCACTGTCAAATACTTAAATGGTCTACCTGTTAAATCTTCCATTTGTGTCATCTCCTACTTATTATCTTAGGTCTATTATAACACAAATATATCTTTTTGTCAAGCATTTACCGATTTTGATTGAAGTTTATCCCAATATTTCTATTAAGAGGGGCATAACTCTACCCTGAATCTGATCGGCTGATGACTCGTCCTTCCCTCCGAACAACCAGAAGTAATTCACTCTGCCGTCATTTTTTATTTCTAAATAATTATCACTTCTATGGTCTATACATTCATAACCTATTGCCAAAAGCATTTGCTTTAGTGTTGGCACTATATTACGCCTAACTGCACCAACACTCTTTCCACAAATTGCTGCATTCATCTCATCAAAATTATTCATTATAAACATTACAAATGATAATGACATAGCTACTGTGTTATGTGTTACTATATATTCATCTGTTAGGTATGTGTGTGATTCATGTTCTACTTCTATACACTGACATTCTTTCTTGCCCACATATTCTATTTTTGAGATTTTTACATTCTTCCTACCGTCATGAAGTATTATTTTATTATTTGGGGAGTATTTATCTCTTGCTGTGTGTATTCCTAGTGAAAGTGCTAGTTCATATATTATATCTATTACTTGCTTACTCTCATTGAAAATACTGGTTCCTTTATATGTAGTTTCTGAACGTGAATCTAGTATTCCCCTTAATACTTCTTTTCTTGTACTTATTGAATATCTTAGTAATTCTTCAAAAGGTACCTCTAGCAACTCTCTTTTTATCTTCCCTATTCCTAGCCCATTTATGAAATTCGGTATATAGGTTGGTATATGTTTTGCTATTTCTAAATGGCAATCATAATTACCTGTTGAGATAACATAATAATCTCCATTATGATGTCCTGTTGCTAAAACTACTCCATACACATATGCTAGTGGTTCTTCTTTTTCTGTGAACTGTACTTGTTCACATATTGGGAATAAGTAATTCTTATGCTTCTTCTTTTCATACTTTTCTAGGATTTCACTAAAAGATTTTGTAACTAGATTCTGATCTGGATGTGTTCTTAGTGACCAAAGATGTTCTTTTCCACATTCTGTGTACCTTCCATCACTAAATGTTATTCCCCACACATCTTTCTCACCTTGTGGATAAATATTTTTGACTTTAGTCGGATCTCCTGTTATTGTAATAACTTCATCACCAACTTCAATTTCTCCCATTTTCTTAAATCCATTTATAGTTAATACATTTGCATCTAATGGCTGTTCTTTTCCACTTCTCACACTTCCATCTGCCACTACCATAAATTTATCTTGCATTGGGCTTCCATCTTGCCAGAATGTAAATAATTTCTTCTGTTTTTCTGAAAAGGGCTTAAATTCAAATGCTGATTGCTTTATGTCTTTTCTATTAGCCATTATTCATCCTTCTTTAATGCTTCATGAAGCTCCTTATACTCATCATCCTTATCTGCCCAATTAGATTCTATACTTCCCTTTAGTGCTTCAAGTATCTGCATATTGAGGTTATTTTCAACATTAGCTTCACTAACCCAGTTGAAATATTCTTGTAGTTTAGCCCAACAAGTTAGCTTGTCATAAAGCTCTATCTTTACCCCGTCTTTACCATTTGAGATATTCTTAATAACACTTGTATCAAGATAGTCACTATTCTTTACAACAACTTTATTTCTCTTTGTGGTTACTGGTTCTCCTGTGTCAATATCTACCATGACACTACCATCAGGATTATACTTAGGTTCTTCTACTGTCTTAAACTCTACATAGTCACCAATATCCGCAAATGCACCCTTTACTAGAAAATTAACATAATCTTTTGCAATTACATTTATATCATCTGGCACATGTTCGTTTAGAAGTCTTTTTATCTCATCTTGTATTTCCCCTTTTCTTAAAACAGTTACAGCACGAGCGCCAACTTCTTCTCTCTTTACCCCATATGCTCGCATATATGCCTGTTCTGGATTTCTACACTTGAGATATTCCTCTATCAGTTTATTTTCCTGTTCTGTTAGCAAGAACTAACCACCCCTTTCTACTAATTTTCTCTATTATACCATATATGTAAACTAATGTCAAGTATAATTAAAAAGAGCCACTATTTCTAGTAGCTCTTTCCCGAAAGGAGGTGCTTATATGAAAAATGAAAAAGGTTTGCAAGATATTGGTTCTGCCCCAATTCTGTGGAAGTTGAATTTCCATGTTCTTCTAATTAAACTAATCTTGCGTGGTTGGGACTGAGGTAGTTGAAACCTCCATACAATTTTATAAGAATTGCGTGATAACCGCTTCACTAAGTCCCATATTAGAAATATGATTAACAGGTGTGTGCATTACCATCTCATATTCCCTATCTGCACACTTATATGATACATGTAAACTGATAGTATCCATTTGACATCCTCCTATCATTATTATAGCACAATGAAGGATTGTCAATAATTTTTTATCAAGATTATTAGTTTCCCATTCTTCAATGGTACTTACGAAACTTACCTCGTGAAGGTTATCTTGCTTTAAGTCCCATAACATGTGATTTTTAGGTAGCCCCTCCACTACACACGGTTACTCACGAACCTAGACCTCTACCTCTCTTGCCCCATTACATATTTGGGCGGTCATTCCCTGTTCATGAATCAAGATTTTATCTTCTAGGCACTTCTCAATTCATGTATTTACCATTCAGCATTTTAGTTATAAGTTGATTTGTTATAAATTTGCTGTTTGTGCCTTATACCCTAGCCACTCTATACCTGTGTTAAAATTCCATATTTTAAGTTAAGGTGATTTGCTGTATGTGACTATCCTCTAACTGTGTTTATATTATATCACATCTCTGTGATTTTGTCAACAACATCATATCGACTTTTTGAAAGCTCTTTTACAAGAGCCTTGTAGCAATCAAGCTCACTGGACATTACCATGCTCATCAGATTCTTGCTGAATCCACTAAGTAGGATTACTCCATTCTCATTTTCTGTTAGTGGAATAGTATTGGTTCTACTGTTTACATTCCAGAAGATGAGTTTTGGAAGTTTATACCCCTCTGCCCTGTACTTCTTTTCAATCTGCTTGAAAAGTCGTGCATTAGGGTTTTGCATGGCATAGTTAAATTCCATATCGCTGATGATAAGGATATTCTCTGGCATATCTTCTTGACTTGCATTTTGCTCAATAGCTGTTTCAAGAAGTTCATCAAAAACAGCTTCGACATTTGTGCTTGAGCAATCTGTATGCTGATGCAAGAACTCTAGCTTTGCCCTTAGTGACTTTGCTCTTTCTGGTAGCTTTAAGCACTTTGCATTACTTGCAAATGTCATGAAGTAGTTCTTGAACTTCCCTTCTTGATTCTCTGCACAATAGAGTGTAAGTGCATCTGTAACATCTAATGCTGAAACATTAGAATTTCCAATAGAGCAATACATACTTCCACTTCCGTCACGCACAACCATTGTGTTCTTAAAACCTTCTGGCTTCTTTTGTGCTTCCCAGAGGGCTTCTAGTGTAAGGTCTAATGGATTTACATCACTTCTCCATCCTATTGTGTTCATATATGAATGAACAATATCATGAAGGAACATAGCTTGTGCATTAATCTTATTTTCACCCTTCTCTAGGCTTCTAAGATATTCTGACCTACGAACTGGCTCATGCTTATAGAAAGCATCCTTGTAGATGAGATTAGCCTTTGATGGCACTTTCTCATAATCAATCTTTTCCCACTCGTTTCCTGACATCTTACTCTCTACGATGTCAATCTTTCTACGAAGTTTTACAAGTAATTTGCGATACTCCTTTGGAGTTAGCCCCATCTTCTTGAGAATGTATATTGCCTTACATCGTGTTAAAGCACTACTTGTATTCTCTGATGGCATCCACTTTGCTAACAGTGAAGGGTGCTCACTCTTCTCATCTTTCTCTAGTTGAGAAATAATCTTATTAATGACT